TATGAGGCTCTCAGTGACGCTCATGAGCTATACAACACATTAATCACCCAGTGCTTACAAGCAACAACAGAACTAGCTACTAAGGCTCGTTATGAGAAGGCACAGGCAGTAGCTAAGAAGCGTGCTGAAGACCTCGGTGGGTATTTTAACGGAGTAACAAACGTATAATGAAAACAGTATCAAATGAAATCTTAAGTGACATCACCGTGTACAGCAAGTACGCTAAGTACCTACCTAGTGAACAACGACGTGAGACTTGGGGGGAGTTAGTCTACCGTAACATGGACATGCACATCGAGAAGTACCCAGCACTACGGGCTGAAATCCTAAGTGTTTACCAAGACTTCGTAATACCTAAGCGTGTATTACCTAGTATGCGTAGTCTACAGTTCGGTGGACGACCTATTGACTTAGCACCTAATCGTATCTTTAACTGTGCATTCATGCCAGTGGATTCATTAGAGTGTTTCAGTGAGATGATGTTTTTATTACTAGGAGGTACAGGTGGGGGGTATTCAGTTCAAACAAGACACGTTAGCCAGCTACCAACCGTGCTCAGCCCCAAGGAAGGAGAACGTAGATATGTTATCGGGGACTCTATTGAGGGTTGGGCGGATGCAGTTAAGGTACTCATCGAATCTCACTTCCTCGGAAAGGAACGAGTACGCTTTGACTATCGGGACATACGTGAAAAGGGAGCAGAGTTAATAACGTCTGGTGGTAAGGCTCCCGGCCCAGACCCTCTTCGAGTTTGTCTCCAACACTTAGAACTCTTGTTGTTCAATGCAGCAGGACGTAAGGTGACTAACCTAGAGGCACATGACATGATGTGTTTCATAGCTGATGCTGTATTAGCAGGGGGTATCAGACGAGCAGCATTGATTAGCTTGTTCAGTCGTGATGATATGGATATGTTGAACTCTAAGGCAGGTTCATGGTGGGAGCTTAACCCTCAACGAGGACGAGCTAACAACTCAGCAGTACTACCACGAGGTCAAGTAACAGAGCAGGAGTTCAAGAAGATATGGCAACGAGTAGAGGCATCTGGTTCTGGAGAGCCAGGAGTATACTGGACGAACAACGAGGACTGGGGAACGAACCCTTGTTGTGAGATAGCCTTACAGCCATATCAGTTCTGTAACTTAACTGAACTAAACGTAGGTGATGTCACTAGCCAACAGGACTTAAATGAACGTGCTACAGCAGCATCATTCATCGGTACACTACAAGCAGGTTATACAGACTTCCACTACTTACGTCCTATATGGAAACGTACTACAGAAGAGGATGCACTAGTTGGTGTAGGTATGACAGGGATTGGTAGTGGTGCGGTATTACCATACGACTTACAGGAGGCAGCACATGCAGCCAACAGAGAGAACTCTCGTGTTGCAGGGCTTATCGGAATTAATGAAGCTAGCAGGGTTACTACAATCAAGCCAGCAGGTACATCAAGTCTCGTACTTGGTTCAGCGTCAGGAATTCATGCTTGGCATAACGACTACTACCTCCGACGAATGCGTATCGGTAAGAATGAGGCTCTCTACCAGTATTTGGCTAGCGCTAATCCAGCCCTTGTCGAAGATGAGTTCTTTAGACCAGAAGAAATGGCTTGCATTACCATCCCACAAGAAGCGCCTAGTGGAGCAATTCTACGGACTGAGACACCACTTGAACTCTTAGAGCGTGTTAAACGTTTCAACGTAGAGTGGGTACATGAGGGACATCGTAAGGGTGATAACAAGAACAACGTAAGTTGTACTATCTCCTTGAAGGATACTGAGTGGATTGAGTGCGGACAGTGGATGTGGGACAACAGAGAAATCTACAACGGTATCTCAGTACTTCCTTATGACGGTGGGACGTATACTCAAGCTCCTTTCGAGGACATAACCAAAGCAGAGTTCGAGGCACTGGAGGGACACCTACATAGCGTAGACCTCACACAAGTATTAGAACAACAGGACAACACAGACCTCAAAGGTGAAGCAGCCTGTGCTGGAGGAGTTTGTAGTGTTGTTGACTTGTAAGTGCTGTGGGGACAGGAAAACCCCCTCAGAGTTTAGGAAGAGGACAGAGGCAACTCACACAGGTTACAGGACATCCTGCAAGGCGTGTGAGAGATTAGGTCGGAGGGATAGGTATCTGATGGAGAGGTATGGTATCGACCACTCAGAGTACGAGGAGTTGGTTAGTGAGAGTGGGGGCTGTGAGATTTGTGGCTCCCAAGGCTCTCCTTGGCTGTGTGTAGACCATTGCCACTCAACAGGAAAGATAAGGGGAATCCTGTGCAACAATTGCAATGCGGGTGTGGGTTTGCTGGGGGACACAGAGGAGACTGTACTTCGGGCGGTGCAGTATCTGAAGTCTCGTGGAGTGACTTAGTATTTCCGCCCATTAACTTGTGGAACATGTATCCTACACCAGAGATGTGTAGGTTGCATGCCGAGCAACAAGACCCAAGGTTATGGGACGATGATGTTAACGAAGAGGAACAAATATGAGTTACCAAGAAGAAGCGTATAAGTTCGCACAGTACAGCGGTTCAGAGTACCCTTTCTTAGCCTTAGGGGAAGAGGCAGGAGAGGTGTTAGGGAAGTTAGCTAAGTATGTACGTAAGAACAACCTTAGCCTTGAGGACTCACTGGATAAGGCTAGAGGGAATATTTACACAACAGGGAAGAAGCTAAAGGAGGATTTAGTTAGTGAACTAGGCGATGTAATGTGGCAGTTATCAGCATGTTGCACTGAGCTAGGTGTTACTTTGGAGGAAGTGCAGCAAGTGAATTTAGATAAGTTAGGTGGTCGTGTTGACCGTGGTACAATAATTGGCTCAGGAGATAACCGATAATGCTAAGTAAAGCCGAGATAGATGACATAATATACCTAAAAGGTTTAGGTTGTACACACAGAGTAATAGCTGAGCGAGTAGGCTGTTCAGCAGGTACAGTCCATTACGTAATAGAAAGGAACAAGGTATTGCTTAAAGTTGATAAGAAAGGCCCACGTATATTAGTATTCGATATAGAGACAGCACCTAACTTGAGTTATCATTGGGGGTTGTGGCAACAGAACATCGGATTGAATATGACTGTACGTGATTGGTTCATAATGTCATGGTCAGCTAAGTGGGTAGGAGAGGACGATGTTCTTTATGATGATATTCGTTGTAAGTTTGATGGTTCAATCAGTTCTCTGTTTAATGAAGTCGATGATTCAAGACTACTTGCTACCATCTGGGAGTTACTTGATGAAGCAGATATCGTGGTTACACAGAACGGTAAGAAGTTTGATGTCAAGAAGCTCAATGCAAGGTTTGTTAGAGCTGGCTTCCAACCACCTAGTAGCTATAAGCATATCGATACATTGGTTATCGCCAAACGTCACTTCGCTTTTACTTCTAATAAGCTGGAGTACATGACCGATAAGCTATGTAAGAAGTACAAGAAGCTCAAGCATGGTAAGTTCCCGGGCATGGCTTTGTGGACTGAGTGTCTTAAGGGGAACCCTGAGGCATGGGATGAGATGGAAGAGTACAACCGATATGATGTACTGAGTCTTGAGGAACTGATGTACGTGTTAGCTCCATACAGCAATCAAATGCCTAATCTGGACATGTACTATGATGACCATGACAATCATTGTCTGTGTGGCTCTACGGAGTTCCTAGAGGACGGTTATGCTTATACCAACACCTCTAAGTTTGTTAAACTCAAGTGTGCCAAATGTGGGTCAGAGAAACGTAGTAAGGTTAACTTGTTGTCTAAAGAGAAACGGGCTACACTTAAAATGAATGTGACACTATAGGAGGTCTTATGAGTGATTATGACATACAACGTCTTGAACGTATCTCCTTGGAGAGGGCTAGGAACAGTACATCTCAGGTCGGAGGGACTCATTACGAGTCTCCCATAGACCCCGACAAGTACATAGCGGCTAACAACTTAACATTTAGGGAGGGTAATGTAGTTAAGTACGTAACTCGACATAGAAAGAAGAACGGCTTAGAGGATTTACTTAAAGCTCGTGATTACCTAGATAGACTAATTAAGGAGTACAAATGATTAACGCAGTCAATGCCATACTAGAGTGTTTTGTTACCGGACTGTTTACAGCAGGTCTGTTAGTCCTGTGTACTAGGTTCGGTTGGTTCCCAGTTATCATAGTTCAGACTATGACACAGGAAGAACTAGACGCAGAGAACAAGTTAGCACAAGAGGAAGATGATAATGAATAGTCATACCGCATACGAGTTAGCACTAAGAGACAAGCACATGATGCCTGTAATCGGATATGGTACAGCAGGTACAGGTAAGACATACGGAGCATGTCAGGCCGCTGTTGAATGGCTCAGTAAGGACAAACGTAAGAAGTTCTTAGGGGTACGTCCTAACGTATCATTTGCTGAGAAGAGTGGCTTCCTACCGGGAACTGAACGTGAGAAGATGGAACCTTGGATACGTCCTATTATGCAGAACCTAGCCGCTAATGGCTTGAGTTATAACCAACAGGAGTGTATGGAAAAGAACCATGCTATACAGTATATGCCCTTAGAGCACATACAAGGCATGACCTTTGATGATACATTCATCATAGTAGATGAGTGTCAGAACATGACCTTCGAGCATATCAAAGGACTGATGACTCGTATAGGTAAGTACAGTAAGGTAGTGTTATGTGGTGATGTCAATCAGGTTAGTCCTATGTTTAAGAACTCCGGTTTAGCTGAGTACTTAGATATGATTGACTACTTCGATATGAACGTACATACTATTGAGTTCACAAGGGATGATGTGAAACGTAGTGGTATATGTAAGTCACAGATTATAGCATTTGAAGACTGGGAAGTTATCAAGCACAGCTTATAGAAACAATAAAGGGGCGCTCGTAATGAGTTAGCCCCTTTTTTATTGCCTGTTATTTACTGTCCGGCATCCATGTGTGCCTCCACCCTAGTCACGACAATACTCAGCCTATCCACAGCGTTAGCAAGCTTCTCGAAGTACCTATCTGCCCTCTCCTGACCCTTTTGAAGAGTCTTAACCCCGTCCTTGTTCTTACTGGTGTCTACCCAAAGTACGTCGAGCTCGTTATCCATAGCGTCTCTATCTTTCCGTGATACCTCCTGTTCTTTTTCTAATACAACAATCCTAGCTTCCTGATTAGCCATTACGCCAGAGAAATGTCCATACCCCCCGAAGGATAACCCTAAGATAGTAAACGCTGTAAGAGCTACGTTAGTCCACTCAGCCTTATTTGCTGGCATATCATTTCCCTTTCTTAGTGTTCTTAGACCCCTTCTTACGTCCCCCAGTCTTACCGTTGTCAGCACGATTAGCACTCTTACTACGTACTCTGGTGTTACCCTTAGCGTTAGTGCCTCCGTCCTTAACCTTCTTCTTGTGGTCTATGTCTTTGTTATCGCCTTTCTTGACAGTACCTTTCTTTAGTGCGTCCCTACGAGCTTTGTTACGCATTGCTCTGTTACGCTTCTGTTCTGCTGTACCGTTATATTTACGTTGTTGTTTACTACGTTTAGTAGCAGTTGCTTTACGAGTGCCTTTGGCAGCCATGTTGTATCTCCAGTATGCCTCTAAGAAGTTGTGAGCTCCTGTGAGGCGTTTAAGTTGTTCGGTAGTACGATTGTATCACTTCTATTAAGACCTCCCAAATAAGCTTAGGATGCCTCTCCATATCTCACTAGGAGAAGGTAGTAACCAACCCAGTATTAATAGTACTAGGTATATCAGTGATATGTTACTGTTGTTTATAGTTTCCGCTTTGGTTGACGTATTGGATGTATTGACGATATCATCTGCTATCTGACGATTATCCTCTCCCTTTACACCAACTAACGCTTTATCTTGTACGTTAGTCTTCCCTATAGCCACATTAGCTTCGATAGAAGGCTTATTGGTTGAGGGTAAGAATGTTGACGCTACGTCTGTTATTGAACAAGACGATAGTATTAACGCTAAGAAGATAGAGATTAACGATAAAAGATTACGCATTTTATATCCTTTTTAAATTAATTTCAATTATTTTACTTTCTTATATAACAAAACACCTATTTTCTTAGTATAACTATATATAGTATATTAAGATTTATAAGTAATAAGGATTACATACGAGTTGATTAGAAAGATAAACGTATAACTACTAAGTAATTACTTACCTTTAATACCTAATGATTTAGCTATTGAATTTCTTCTATCAGATAATAATTTCTTATCCCCTTTAGAATCCTTAAAGCTTGTTAACATTTCCTCAAATACTCTTTCGTCATCCTCTGCTCTAATCCCCGCTAATAGATTACTCCATTCGTCCTCACTTACGTTACCAGTATTAAACTGGATACTAACTAAGACATCTTGATATTTCTTATCTAAAGAATCAAAACCCCTTACGCTTTTACTTAAGCTTGACTTGGCTTTCTCTACGTCTTGTTCAAACAATTCGTTAGCTTGTTGTTCAGTTAAGCCGTCAGATAAATCTATGCTATCATCCCCTACTTGAACTGTGTTACTCTTGACCTCTGCTTTGGTTAGTTTGTGACCATACGCTAAAGTATCAGAACCCCCTTCCAATGAACTATGTGGTTTCCACACTCCTCCATCAAAACCAGCCTTAACCGAATTCTCTGCTTCCTTTAATGAATCAAAAGAGACGCTTCCTTGCGACTCCTGTTCTACTTTTTTGGTTCTTTAGCTTTAGGTTCTGCTCCTTTAGCCTGTACTTCATAGCCGAACAATCCAGCTAGGGAGTCAGTAGCTACAGACTTGTAGTCAGTAGAGCCACTTAGGTGAGCATCCATTCTTATAACTTTATTCATTTGTTTGCCTACAGACGAGTTTAAATCTCGAATCAAACCTACGTAGTCTGATTTTCTTGTCCTGTCTATAAGCAAACCCTCTTTGGCTCTAAAGGTAACTCCATTAACGCCAACATCAATATCAACAATATCTTCAACTACGAACTCCTTCTTGTCTACTGCTCCTGCCTTGTGTCTGTAACCACGAGTGGCAAAGGTAGTCTTAATCTTTTCTTGTACTAGCGGTAGAAGCACAGAGGTGTAGTCTCTTAGTAAGACCTCTTTTGCGTTAGTAGCAGCCTCAGGCTCTATTAAGCCCGCGTTAACCACCTTAGCATACTCAGGGCTAGCTATGAAATCAACGACCTTGTTGTACTCCTCAGGGCGTTCTACTGATGTAGCAAATACGTCAATAGATTTTAGTACTTGGCTTACATGAACTCCGACCTCAGTTATAGCAGGTTGTTGGTCTTCTGGTGTACCCTTTGCAGTAAGAACCTTCGTTGACTTCTTGATGACATCTATGAAATCATCTCCCTCTGGAACACCAATAACCATTGGGGTCTTGCCTTCTCCAGCAGTACCCTTAGTTAAAGACTGACCGAACATACGACTAACAGCCCTGTTCATAGGTATCAGCCCAGCCACAGTGTTACCTGTTAGGTTAGAGATTGCTATAGCCTTAACCGACTCTGGGTCAGATAGTATCATAGTTTTCTGTTGTGCTATCTGAGTCTTGACCTTACCTTCGTAGTACGGTACGTCAGCAGGACTCTTAATCATATCTTGATAAGTCTGTGCCATGCTCTCGTAGCCTTGAAGGAGGCTGTTAGCTAACTCCTTGGACTCCGTTCCACTGTTGGTAACTTCTAACCTAAAGTTAGAGATTAAGCCCTGTAGCTCTAGGAGGCCGTCAGCGGGCTCTAGT